TCTCGGCGTAGCAGCCCTCCCAGCCCTTCATCCCGAAGTGACGGAACCGGAGCAGCGTGTCGCAGTAGGCCGCGCCGCCCATGTCGCGCCAGCGCATGCAGAAGCGATAATCCTCGCCGACCACCACCGGCAAGTCGTCCTCCTTGCCGTCGACGTCGGGCAGCAAGTCGAACCAGAACAGGGCGTGCGCCGTCTTGTTCGGCGCGTAGGGATCGCGATACGCGAGGTTGTCGTAGCGCCCGACCATGGTTTCTAGGCAATAGCGGCTCATCCGCAAGAAGCCGGTGGGCAACATGCGGACTTCGAGGAGGCCGGTGCGCGGGTCGAAGTCGGCGCCGTCGATCCGCTTGATCGGGAACTTCGGCGGGTCGGCGCGGGTCGGATAGGTGCCGCCGACGAGATCGACCGGGTGCGCTGTGATGCGCCGGATCGCCCCTTCCTCCCAGGCGAGGTCGTCGTCGATCATCAGGAGGTCGTCGCACTTCGAAGCCAGGAACTCGGCCACGATGCGGTTGCGGGCGCGGGGTAGGATGCTGTCGCCGGCGGCCACCTTGATCTGCAAGTCGACGCCATGGCGGGCGCAATCGAGCGCACACTGCACGAGCGACTGCATGGTCTGGATATGCGGCGTCTCTTTGTAGGAGAGCAGGGCGGCGTAGATCGAGCGCATCAGGGCCTCGCGGGTTTGATTGCCGTGAGTTCGAGGTGCAGGTGATGCGCGCCCTTGTCACCTCGGATGTCGAAATCGCATTGGAAAAACCGCCGATAATCGGTCATCGGCGTGCGGCCGACCTGCCGGTAGTGCGGCCGGTTGAGGTAGCCGATCTGCTCCTGCGTGATCACCCGCGTGTGCCCCGGATCGCCCCAGGCCCATGGGCTGTCGTGCCGCGGGATGATCGCATAGAGCCGGCCGCCCGGCATGAGGATGCGGTAGAACTCGTCGAACTGGGCGAAGAAGAACCGCCAGTCGCCCTGCCGCCCTTGGTGTTCGAGCACGTCGTAGGCGTGCACCTCGGAGAACTGGTCCGTCTCGAACGGATAGGGCAGGACATCGAGGTCATGGACGACGTCGGGGCTGGTCCCCGCATCCATGTCGAGAGTGACGAGGGAGAACCAGTCTCCCCCGCCGAGCTTCTTGACGCGGCTGTTCCCGGCTCCGATCAGCAGGTGCATGCCGCGGTCTCCCCCGTGGCGACCTCAGTCGGTCGCGTAGTCGATCTCGACCGTGATGGTGCCGGCACCCGACGACAGGTTCGCGTCGCGGATCACGAGCTTGATGTCCAGATCGCACTTCGGGTCGGACGTCAGCGCCGGAACGAGTTCCCAGAGCCGCTTGCCCCAGTTCGCCCGGTCCTTGATGAAGTCCTTGGTGCCCGCCGTCGATGCGACGATGCCATCGTTGATGGCGTCATCGTCATCGGCCGCGATTTCCAGGCGCGAGGACGTATTATAGACGCCGATGTCGAGGGTCGCCGTGGTCGAGCCCAGAGCGTCGTGGCTGATCTTCGACGACCCGAAAATGCGGGAGTTCGAGGGAAGGCGGGCCATGTGATAGGTCGACGAGGTGCTGTCGTCGGCGACCGTCTCGATGGTTTCGACCCATTTCCGCACCTTGCCGCCGCCTTCGCCGGGATCGGCGAGCGCCGGGACTGCGGACGTCAGGCCGGTGATGATCCGACTGCCCTTGCTGGTTACCAGTGCCATGTGATGTTCCTTCAGATTGCGTTGCGTCAGGCGAGAGGGCCGAAGCCCTCATCGCTAGGATCAGCCGGGACCGGCGGACGGATCACACTCGATGTACCCGACGCGCGCTTCTTCGAGGCGGGTCGCCCCGATGCTCATGGAGCAGAACACCTGCTTCGCATAGTTCTTGTCGTCGCGTTCGCTGATGCGAACCGTGATGTCCTTACCGAGCGCCAGCGCGAGGCCGTTCTTCGCCCAGTAGAGCACCTTCGTGTCGCTGTTCGAGTCGAGGCCGAGGCGTTCGGTCGGGATCATCGTGAACCCGGCGAACTGGCTGATCTGGCCGTTCACGAGGGGCTTGATCGCGTTGTAGTCGTGGCTCGACACGCGGGTGTCCATGAGCAGCGACTTCACCTGGGCCGCGTTGACGACGCAGTAGCACTCGTCGTCGGGGTCGACGTTGCCAGAGCCGAGGATCTTCTTGGCTTCGAGCAGCTTGGCGACGTTGAGACCGTAGTCGGCGGCAGAAGCCCCCGGCCAGCGCACCTGCACGTCGACGATCATGTTGGTGTCGAACGAGGTCGAGGTCGAACCGTCGACGCCGGTGTAGGCGGTGGCGTCCGCCGCCGTGATGATCGCGTCGTCCATCGCGCGGCCCATCGCCATGGCGCCGGCCTCGGCGTACATCGACGTCGGGTCGCCGAGCAAGCGCACCTGATCTTCGCTGTCGATCAGGTCGGCCCAGTCGTAGTCGAGGAGGGTGACGCGCCGGCGAGCGTGCGGGGTGTCCATGCGCGGCGTGTCGGAGTGCCGCGATGTGCGCAGCCGGGCCGCGGTGGCGCCGAGCTGATCGAAGAAGTGAGACTTGCCGGTGATGTTCTCGACCCGCACGGCGCGGCGGAGGCGAGAGCCTTTCTGCTGCGACAGGTGGTAGAGGTTGTCTTTGTAACTGTCCACCATCGAGGTGGTGATTTGAACCGACATGGCGGTCCTCCTGAATGAAGCGGTTGATCACGGATGATCGCCGGTCCAGTCGGGTGTCCGCCATGCGCGGGCCGCGGTCGTCGATGCGATACGCGGTGACGCTTACTCGGTCGCCGGGCCTTTCAAGGTTCCCCGGACTTTCTTACTGGGGGGTGATGGATCGTTTGCCGCGGGGCTCTGTGGCGTGTCCGCCGATCCGATCACGAATTGCTCTAGTCTACGGACTTGTTCGCAGATTTTGTCAAGATCGGCCGTCGCTCCCCAACCACTCGGGTTGAGGAGCTTGATCAGGTCGAGCCGCACCTGTTGCTCGGTCGTCAGCATCAATCGACCTCGCCGTTCTTCTGACGATACAGCTCTTGCAGTTCACGGACGCGCGTCCCGTGCGCCGGGTGCTCCTTGTTCCAAAGCGCCTCCTTGTGCTGCTCGCGGAAGTTGGCGATTGCCTTGTCGAAGTCGGCGGGCTGGGCCTGCCGCGTCGGTTCGCGGTTGCCGATCAGGCGCGCATCGCCCATCTGGGCCTTGCCGACCTTGTAGACGAAGTCGATCATCGCCGGGTGATCGCCATAGCCGCTCTCATCGAGCATCTGCTTCAGCTCGGGCGTCATGAACTTGCCCATGACGGCGCCGGCGGTCTGCTTCACGTCGGGCAACTGCCGGCCGTAGTTCCGCTCGAGCGTCTGTTCCAACTGCTGCCGGTTCTGGCGCCGCATCTCGTTGTATTGCGTGTGCTCTTCGAGGCGCTGCTTCACCCCGAACTCGTACATCGCCTTGGCTTGCCGATTGTTGAAGCCAGCCTCGAACGCCCGCTGGCGGAACGACTTCTCCAACTCGTCGGCGTAGGTCATGTCGGGCGGCAGTTCCGGCCGCTGTAGCTCGTATTTCTCGGGCTCCTCGGGCCGCCCGTTGGCGATGGCCCAGCGTGTCACCTCTTCGGGGTTCTCCCAGTCGGTGACCACGGGGATCTTCTCGCGGCCGAGCAGGCTTTCGAGGTTCTTGTAGCTCTTGCCCAGGTCTTCGACCTTGACGGCCTTCTTCTCACGGTCCCAGAACTTTTCGGGCGCCCACTCGGGCGGGCCATCCAACTGCTGCTGAAGAGCGGCTTGGGAACCGGACACGGGCTGCTGTTGAGCGGCAAGGTCCGGGTTGCCGGCCACGGCTGCGGGTGCTGCGGATGCGGCACTCGACAGGAAGGACGACCCAGGATCGGCGGCTGCTTCTGACATCTCTCTACCTATGGTTGTGCACCGCCCGAGAACGCCGGGTTGTGGTGCTTTGCACTAGAACGGGAACTCGAATCGTCCGCCGGCGGCGGGCTGCTGGTCGATGAACCGCTCGACCACCTGCACGGCATCGCCGGCCTCGTCGGGGAACTGCTCGGGCTTCATCTTGATGAGGCGCGCGATCTTGGCCGCGACGTTGCGCTGACCGACCGCGATCCCGACCGACACGGGATCGGTCGCCTCGATCGGCGAGAACAGGTTGAGGTCCAAGAGCAGCGCCGAGATCGCGACACGACCTTGCGGGCTCTCCCACACGTCACGCCACGCCCGCGCAATCTTGTCCTCCGGGTTCTCGGCCTTCTTAGGCGGCCGGCGCCGGGGCTTCTCCATTCATCAGGCTCCGCAATTCCTGTTGTGCGCGTGGGTCGTTCTGGGCTTCCGCCGTGAACCGCTGGATCAGTTCGGCGACGTTGACGCCGCCCTTCTGGGATGCGTCCGCCAACTGACGCACCGCGCCCGCACCCTTTTGCAGCATGTCCATGGACGGCTGGCCAACGGCGAGCGCCTTGGCTGTCGCCGCTTCCTGTTCGTCCGCCTCGCGGTCGTCGTCGCCCTTCAGCAACTCGGGGTCGTTGTTGAACAGATCCCAGAGCCAGTTGAAGAGCTTCGGCACATCGAGGTTCTGTTGTGCGATCTGGGCCGCGATGTCGGGGCCGAACATCGAGATCATCTGCATGACCTGCACGATGCCGTTGGCCTTCTGCTGCTTCTGGGCCGTGGCGACCGGCGACACGTATTCGACGGTGAACTCCTGATCCTGAATATGCTTCGGCGGGATCGGCAGCATGTTCAGGCGGTTCAGCTTGTTGAAGATGATCGAGATCAGCGGACCCAGGAACTCGCTTTCGAGGCGGCCGACGAGCGGGCCGAAGAGCCGCATCTGTTCCGCCGTGCGCTGCACGACCTCGGTTGCCGTCATGTCGGCGCGATCGGTCATCCGCATGATGTCCGCATAGAACATGCGCAGGATGTTCTCGCGGATCTGGGCGATGTCCTCGGCCAAGAACTGCAAGCCTTGCAGCGACACCGGTTGGAGCATGACGCCATCGGACGGGTTGCCCCGCCAGTAGTTGATGCCGCCCGGCACCGTTCGGGTCTGGCCGAGCACGCCGTCGTCGCGCAACCACATCGGCGGGTTCGCCGCCTTCTGCATGAGCTGGATCTTGGTGACGGTCATCGCCTGCAACATCTTGACGTCGGGCAGGGCGACCATGCCGGGGCCGAAACCGTAGATCTCGCCGGCATACTTCGAGAACCGGGCGACGAGGAACGGGAACTCGGGATAGCCGCCGGCTTTCAGGTGATGGCAGGCTTCGTGCTCGAAGTAGACCGAGGCATACGGCATGTTCTGCATGGCGCGGAGGTCTCTGGGGTAGTCCTCGCGCGGGAACACCGCATGAATCAGCATCATCTCGTCATCGAGCTTCTTCTGCTCGATCTTCTGCTTCACGTCCTCGCTCATCTCCCACCCTTCGGCCTTCGCCATGGCGTGGTAGGTGCGGACGGTCAGCGGGATCTCGCGGAACACGGTGTCGACACGACCGTCGACGTTCTCGGCGATGTGGATGCGGGAGAGCGCCAGCGTCTCGAACAGCAGGCCGCCGTCGATCCGATCGCCCACATACATGGCCGCCGTGCCGAACGCGCCGAGGTCGAGGTAGAACTCATGCAGCGCCGTCGTGAAGTTGGTGCCGGGCTGATAGATCCGGCTCCACATCACCTGCTCGGTGTTCGCCAGATACTCCTTCGTCGCCTGATCTTCTTCGAGGTCGATCTCGGCGCCTTCCGCGGTCTTGACCTTCTTCGCCACCATGCGCAGCGAGAACCACGCGCTCGCCGGGTTGGTCGCCATGCCGTGCAGGCCGGCGGCCAGCATCTCGTTCGCGTGGACGCCGGTCGCGTCGTAGATCTTCAGCATCTTCTTGCGACCAGGCGTCATCCGGCCGAGGAAGTCCGCCTTGCGGGGTGAGATCACTTCCGCGATCTGCTGGCAGTGATCGTTGACGTTGGCGCGCTCGGTCGAGCCTTTCAGGCCCTCGTACCGCTGTTTGAGGTGCAGCATGAAATCGTGCTGCATCTGCTCGGGCGTCTTGCGCTCGGGGGCGCGCTCGCCCTTTGCGGCGTCCATCTTGCGCGCCATGTCCGATTACCCTCCGAGGACGGGCGACGCGGTCGGAGCGGAACCCTGCACGCCACCCGACCCGGTGAGCATGGTGGCCGCGTAGCCGCTCGAACTCGCGCGACGCGCCGCGGATTGCCGCTCGCGGGTTGCGTCGATCTTGGTGTCCCGCACGGGCGTCGGCGCCGGCGGGGCTTGCGGCGTCGGAGGCGGGGCTGCTTTCGCGCACATGGTCAGGCTCCGATCAGCTTGAAAGCGACGTAGGCGTAGGTCGCCGCGCCGAGGATGACCGTCGCGAGGAACAGCACCTCGCGGAGCTTGCCCTCGACATTCCAGTCATCCAGCACGTTGACGATGTAGGCGGCGCCGGCCATGGCGAACGCGGCTCCGATCAGCAGCTTGTCGTTCCATTCGAGGCCGAGCAGGATCGTCAGTAGGACGATCAGGCATCCGTTCAGGACCGTTGCCATGGTCACATCCCCGTCGGCGACGACGTGCCGAGTTCCGAGCCGAAGCCACCACCGGCCGGCGTGGCGCCACCCGTAGCGGCAATCGCCTGCTGGCGTTGCGCGGCATCGTTCGAGTTGTCGGCGACGTTCGCCGGGTTGACTGTCGGCGTGACCGGCGCGGGCGCCGGGGCCGGCCTGGACTTACCGCCCATGCACATCAGTAGCCTCCTGTCGGGTTCGGGGCTGTTCCGCCCGTTCCGAGTTCAGAACCGAACGCACCGCCGCCCGTGGTCGAGTTGACGGTCGCCGCCTGTCGCTGCCGCATGGCCGCATCGGCGTCGGCCTGGGCGCGGTTGGCCGCGGAATAGTCGAACGTCGTCGGCGGGGTCGGCGGCGGGGGCGCCGTGGACTTCGATTTGCCGCCCATGCACATGCGCAGTCTCCTTGCCAAAGGGCACGAGGTACACATCACAACGCTGAACGGGGAACGGACGAACGCTACGCGGCGAGTTCGTCCTTGTCTGCTCTCACATAACCCGATTTGAGCACGGCGTCATTCTCGCCGTTGATCCAGACGTAGCGAACGTAATGCCCGCCATCCTTGCCGAAGAACCGCATGGTGCTCTCGGGCACGCCGCCCATCGCTCGCAGCATCTTGTGCGCGTCGGGGTGGCCTTCGCGGGCATCACATTGCAGCCGCTTGGCGTTGCAGACGGTGAGGATTTCATTCGCCTCGCGGCGGGCGTAGCGCAACAGATCGATGGCGACGTTGCGGAACTCGTCGGTGCCGAACATCCACACATCCCAGAGGTTCGCATGGTGCGCGGTGAACGCGAACACCGCCGTCGGCCGCCCCTTCCACCAAGCAATCCGCCCGCGGCCCGATCGCGTGACGACCGAGTAGGCTTCCCAGGCGAGCTGGTAGGGGTTGTCGTAGTCTTTGAGGTTGAAGATCTCGACCCGGTCGCTCTCCCGCATGCGGAAGGCGATGTCTTCGAGGTCGATGTGGGTGATCTCGGTGAGGGTCGTGCTCATGGTCTCGGTCGTCAGTCGGAGGGAGTGCCTAGTTGGGTGGCGCGCTCGACACTCCCTCCTGCACCCTAGTGAATGCGGAGGCACACTAGGGGATCACTTCATCGGGGCGAACGGGTTGCTCTCGGGGCCGAACTTGAACGCCACGCCCAGCCGGATTTGGTGCTGGTCGGTGTCGAGACCAAGATCGGCGACGCCCGGCAGCAGCACGACGTTGCGATCGTCGAAGCGGGTGAAGCGATACTCCATCTGCACGTAGATGCGCTTCGCGACTTCGCTCTCGAACCCGCCGCCGACGAACCAGCCCTTGGCATCGGGGACGGACACCGACCCGAGCACCGTGCCGTTGACGGCGAGCGCCAGCGGATCGGCCTCGGCCTCGGTCCAGCCAGCCGTGGCGAACACGAGCGTCGTCGGGGTGACGGTGTAGCCGGCACGCATGCCGATCGCCCACTGATCGCCGAGGCCGGTCGTCACCGTGGCGGTGTTGCCGAACGCGGCGATCGAGGTCTTCCACTCGGCCTCCTGGAACGCATAGTCGGCGAACGCACCGATCACGATGCGATCGAACTGAACGTCGCAACCGAGCGCGAGACCGCCGAGCGGGTTCTCGGTCGACAGACCGTCGATGGTGGCGGAGAGCGGCGCGAGCGGGGTCGAAGCCGTTGCGGTCGAGTGGGTGATGCCGTAGCCGGTGAAGGCGCTGACCTTGCAGCCGGTCCAGGCGAACACGGGAGCCGACGAAAGGGCGAGAGCGGTCGCCGCGGCGAGTGCAGCAGTGAGGTATTTCATGGGGTGTGACCTTTGGTTGACGCGCACACTTAGGGGATGCAGCACATCAGACGCAGGCACAAGACGCGCGGCGTGGCAATTGCGCCACTCACGCGAACGGATCGTAGCCGTCGCCCGAGACGGCTTGGCGATGGCGGCTCATGCCGCGGACATGCTGCTCGAACCGATCGCTGTTCACCTCAAACGGATCGTAGGCCGCGATCGAGGTCTCGGGCCGGTAGACCGCGCCGACAAGATCGCCACCGGCCAGCGTGAGACAGAAGGCATCGGCCCGGTTGGGGCTCTTGATGCCCCGCTTCTTCATGTCGTCCTTGCTCTCGACCCGGATCTTGCCCGTGCTTTCGTACTTGTAGGTCGGGCCGACGAGTTCATCGATCAGGTGTTCGTCGCGCGGGATCGTGCAATCGAGGCTGGTGAACCACTCGCGAGCACGCCACCACAGTTCATCGCGGAGCCGCATGAATCGGCCGTCGTCGGTGGCCGGGCTTTCGCCGACGTTGATGCCGCGGACGGGCAGGCCCAGTTCTTTCAGCCGATCGACGACGCCGGCACCGAGGCCGATGACGTCGACGTTGATGGCCCCAGGTCGCGCCCCGAGCGGCGTCTCGTGATACTCGCGGACGATCCGGCCGACCGACTGCATCAAGTCGGTTTTTCGCCATTCCATGGTGGGTTCGAGGAGGACATTGCCGCGCCGCTTGGCGAGGCAGGTGGTGTCGTCTCCGAACCGGGCAACATCCAAGCCCCAAACCACGCCCACGTCCGAGGGGGACACGGGCCGATCAATCGCCGCTTCGACAAGCCCGAGCGCAATGACTGCATTATCCTCGCTGATCGGGAACTCGCCGAGGACTCGGACCTTGAAGACATTGCTCTGCTCACCGTAATCACGGGCGATCTCCTCGGCGTAGCTCGGTTTGACGCGGGACGAGTTCGAGCAAGGAACGTGGAAGCGGCGCCACTGATGGCGACCGGGTCCGTTGTGGCTGTTGTAGAAGTAGCCCGAGGTGCGCGTCGGGTTCGCGAACATGAAGACCCACGAGTCTTCGGACGACAGCGCGCCGGACGCAACCTGAAATATGACGTCGTCGATGCCCGATGCTTCCTCGATCACGAAGACGAGGTTGTCGGAGTGGAACCCCTGCAACGCTTCCGGCTTCTCGGGCCGGGCCGTGCGGGCAACAGCGAACGCCGCCTCGGGGTCGTGCCTGATGCGGATGGTCTCGGCCTGGACGTCGATCATGTCCTTCAGAAACGGCGGCAGCTTGCGATGCCAGAGCGCGACCTCGGTCCAGACGACGTCGCGAAGCTGGTCCTGGCTGTTGGCGGTAATCGGGACCTTGCACGGGCGGAGGAACAGCAGCGCCCAGATGATGATCCAGGCTTCGACGGTCGTCTTGCCGACACCGTGACCGGCGCGCACCGTGAACCGTCGGCGGCCATTGACGCGAGCGTCGGCGACCTCTTCGAGCAGCAAGCCCTGCCAGTGTTCCGGGCCGGGTGGCGAGCGATCAGGCCGCGGCGTGCCGGGCACCCAAGGCCGCCAGCTTTCGCGGTCGAGCTGAAACAGTGCTTCGAGCACGAAGTCGAGCGGGTTCTCCGCCCATCGGGTGACTTGCTTCTGCCAGTCCATCACCAACCCTCGCGATCGGCCCAGAACGACGTGGCGAGGTAGTAGGTGGAGGCGAGACCGAACTCGGGCTGATGAGCCCCGAGGACAGCGGCACACCAGACGAGGCCGAAGGTCACGGCCATGGACAGGTGGCTAATCGACATGAATTTGCTCCGTTTGAGACGTCACGCCGGATACAGCCCCCGTGAAACGCGAGACCCGTTAGAACGCCCATTCTACTCGGCCGCGTCTTTTGCCGGTGTCGGCGCAAAATCTTTGCTCTCAACCTGCAACGGACCGCCCTCGATCACGCGCTGCTTGTTCTCATTGATCTGCCGGATCAGGTCCTCGAACTGTCCCGAGATCGTGACCGTGTGAGTGTGGTCGTGCTGCTGCTTGTCCTTCCAGAACTCGGGGGCGCGGTTCTTCAGCCAGAAAATCTGCTGTGCAGCGCCGGGCGGAAACCATTCTCGGACAGTAACCGGGCCGGCGGGCGTGCTTTTCTCGGTCTTCTTGTAGTATCCGGTCGCCGACCTGAAGAGCGAATTCGCGACGGTTCCGTCGGCTTCTTGGCGTCCTTTGTTCAACATCTGCGCAAACTCTGGCTTCTGCGCTTTCCACTGGTAGAAGATGCGCTCACTAACTCCAAACCATTCAATGATTTTCTTGTCGCTGGCTCCGAGGAGTGCGTAGCGATAGGCGAGTTGCAGGAACTCCTCGCGCCAGATGGTTGGACGTCCACCGATGCCCTTCCGCGATTTCTTGCGGGGGGTCTCGTCGTTATCGGGGACGAGTGTATCGGAGGACATGGGTTTCTCGTGGGGTTATGTGGTGATCTTGTCGAAGGTGCCGGCCCATCCGTAGTGGGTGGAGCCGTCGGCGTTGAGGACGGCGGAGTATTTGGCCCATTTGCCGTTGAGGAGCGGGTGCCAATGGGTGAGGCCGCGATCGGGGAGGAGATGCCCGTCTATGGGTCCGCCTTTGGCAATGGCGGTGAGGCCGGGGATCTTCGTGACCTTGATCTTGCCGGGCTTGGCGTCCGGGGCGGAGGACTGGCGTTCGGGATAGCCGTAGAAGTCGAGGGCGCTCTTCGCGAGGGCGGCTGCCTGCTCTTTGGACCAGTGCTGCTCCAGCATAGTGCGGACCTGCTGGGCTTGCGCGTCAGCGGCGAAGGTTGCGCGCATCGAGGCGAGTTCGCGGACGAGAGCGTCGGTGACGTTGTCGCGGTTGAGGAGGCGGTCGGCCTCGATCCTATCGAGGACAGCGCCGGCGAGGCGCTTGGCGATCTCTTCGAGGGTCATGTGCGGTCTCCGTGGTTGATGGTGGGCGGTCATTCTTCAAGGTCGGCGTTGCCGATCGGGATGCGGGCATCCGGGTGATCGAACCAGTCCCCGTCGATCCTTTTACGCTCTGAGATACCGAGGTCGCGTTCGGCCTTCTCGATGTCCTGTTCCAAGCCGTTCCGATCGAGTCGGGGGCGTTCGGGCGGGTTCGCCCAGGAGAGCGGGATGCCGGGGGTCATCACTTCCTCATGGATGCGGCCAGGGCTTCAAGCTCGGGCATGGTGCAGGGGCGGGCGATCGACATCACCCGGTTGCCGTCGGGCGTGGCGACGCGGACCTCCTGCTTGGTGTAGGTGACGGTGCACTTGCCCTTCTGGGCGCGGGCGAAGAAGTCGAGGAGGTCATCGGGGACGGGCATGCTCATCGGGGGCCTCTCTCGATCAAGCGTCCGATCATGGTGTAGCCGTTGATCACCTGCTCTGTGGTGATGGTGCCGAGCGGCGCTTGCTTGGCCCGACGTTTCAGGTCGGCGGCTTGGTCGAAGGCGACCTTGGCGCACCTCTTGCGCTCGTCGGCACGGATTTCGTCTTCCGTCACGGCTTGCGTCTCCTGTCGATCAGGCGGGCGTTGGGCGGCA